ACCCGGTGGCCAGGCTCGTCAAAATGCTGAGGACAGATGCCGCACCACTCACAGAAAGTGCACGGAGCCACTGTACCTCCTCCAGCGCTGCCCCCACCGCAATAAAGCCGACGAATGTCTGCGCAAACGTCCGGACCGCCCGGATCAGCGCTGCGGTGATGAATTTCTTCCAGTCCTTCTTCATTCATGTGTCCCTCCGTTATTTTGATTTGGTGCCTCATCCGGCAGGGTTATAAATTTCATGTGCTTCTGGTGCATGATCCCGTTCGGGCCCAGCGCCTCGTACTGGGTGTAGATGTTCAGCACGTTCTGCTTCTCGTCGTAGTTCGCCCAGCCGCGGTGACCGTAAAATTCGTAGGCCTGCAGGAGCCGGTCCCGGAGTAAAGCCTGCAGGCCCAGTTTAATGGCCTTGATCTGTTTGATCTGAGAAATGACGAACCCCATGCAGGTGGCTATGATGCTCGGGATTCCCAGCACGCACAGCCACTGATAGATACTCATCTTGCAGCACTCCCTTCTATAATCTCAGCCGTCGGGTACTGCTCGCAGATCCGCTTTGCCTCGTCCAGGCTCAGGCCCTTGATCAGCACGGAATAGGTGATCACCGGCACCGGCTGATCGTCCTGATCTGCCAGCGCCTTCTCGATGGCTGCCCAGGTCGCCGGCCCGCAGATGCCGTCCACCACCAGCGGCGGATGATCCAGCTGGAACTGCTCCACCGCGGCCTTCGTGGCGCGGCCGTAGTCTCCGTCGATGCCCAGCGGGCCGATGCCGTAGCCCAGCTGCACCAGGTCGGTCTGCAGCTCCACAACCTCCGGGCCCTTGTCGCCGCGTCTGAGGGTTGAGTGCTTGCTCGGTGTCGGCGTCGGTGTGGGCGTCGGTGTCGGAATATCCCCGCCGATGCAGGCCGGGACCGCCCAGTGCGTCCACTTCTTATTCCTGGAGGTGAAATGCTGCACGCCGGATGAGCACTCAACGGTCTCGTTGTTCAGCCCGAAGCCGGTATGCGTCCATTTGCCGCCCTTGTACACAAACAGGCAGCACAGCGTGTCCGCCGGCATGGTGGCGATCTCGCCTTTTGCCTTCCAGTTCGCGCTGTGGTTCCACTGTGTCGAGCAGGTGTCGCCGTACAGGTCGAAGCCGACCTGCTTCAGGCACCAGTCCGTAAAGCCCCGGCAGTCGAAGCACCGCGTCCGCTCCCCGCCCGGGAACCATTTGCACCCGGAACAGTCTCCGCTGTCGAAGGCCTTGCACTTGGTCTTGATCGTCTCATGGGACGGGCACATCTTGTAGCGTTTCCGCCGCTCTGAAGGCGTACATTCAGCGCCCCAGGCGGAGTATACATACGACCAGTCCACACAGGCCAGCGCGGCCTGCCAGGCGATCTCCTGCACGCTCTTACCTTCTGCTTTTAGGTTTGCGACCAGATTGTCCACGTATTTCGCTGTGTTCATACTCCCGCATTCCCCCTTTCCATTCCCGCGGGTTTACCCCCATTACGATGATCCAGTCCACGATCAGGAGCACCGCAGCGCCCCCGATCAGGGTCCACACCCACCAGGACATGATCAGCCACCTGCCTGCAGCCGGCAGATCTCCGCCAGCAGCGCGGCCTTCCTGGCCCGGCTGATCGGATCGTTGCCCTTGATCTTTTTCAGCTTCTTGTTCAGCCTCTCGATCTCATCGTTCATGGTTTCACCTCCATAAAAATCGCACGCGTGTGACAGCCCCGGCGGACCGTTTCACACGCGTGCAAAGTTGTGCGAGTTAGTGACTTATTCAGCAATTTAACGAGCATCTTGCTTCGGCTCAAAATCTCTGCATTCATGTTCTCTTTTATCACCGATGAACAAGACTGAGCATAGTATTTCGCCGTTCGCTTCGCCTTCATAATAGGCACAATCTTTGCAGTTCATATGATTCCTTTCGCATCAGCAATTTAACGAACATCTTGCCCCACAAGGGGCGAGGCTACTGCAAAGGATTATTTTCTTCTTTGACCTTATTTAATGGATAAAGAACATTTTGCATAACATCACCACCTTTTCGGCTCAGCAATTTAACGAACATCATATGACCATATTGTGTGCTATTGAAAAGTGGAAGGTGTTTACCGCCTACCTAATTGCATCCTCGCCTTATCGGGTTCGCTGAATTACTGCGTGTAGAGAGGAAAACCACTGACCATATTACGTTCTCATAATATCATGATTCAATAAGCGTATACAGTTAAACTTGTTGTAAGACTTTTTTGCGGTGCTAACGTTGCATTTACAATTAAACATTTCCATGTGGTGTTTACAACATAAGGTAATGCAATATACCCAGTAGGGGCTGTAACTCCTACAACAACACTCGTTCCGGATGGCATAGAAAGATTTACAATTCCAAATGTAGCGTCTGTTGTATGGTTGCTTGATTTGCTTTTTATTTCACTTTGTTTACTTGCAATATTGCTATTTAACAAATAACCCTGCTTTGCTGAAAGCGCCTTCGTCCCGTCATTGGTGGTCAGGTTGTCCACCAGGTCGGAAGACTTCGTCAGCACGTCCCGCTCCAGCTTGTTCTTCAGGTTATTGCCGTAGATGATGATCGCATACACCGCGATGTCGGAGTCTGTGAAATACTCCAGGCCGTGGTCGTCCACGTCATACATCCCGCTCAGGTCGTATTCGTCCAGGTCGTACTCGACCGGCGTCGCCCGCTCCAGGTAGATGTAGTTCGTGTCATACTCATAGGCCAGCCCTGAGGCCTCCGCCGTCGCCAGGTTCTCCGCGCTGTAGGCCAGGCGCTGCACGTAGCTGGTGGCGATCCCGGTGTTGAAGTCGATCTCGTCCCGCACGTCCGCCACCCGCAGCAGGCCGTAGGGGAAGTGATCCTCCATCAGGACAGACAGATCGATTTCGTCCTCCGTATACGCCTCAAACGCGCTCGGCGCGTCCTCCGCCTCCACCCAGTCGCTCCAGGTCATGAACAGCTCGGTGTCCGTGTCGTTGCCGCCCTCCACCCAGATATATCCGTTGGCGCTGATCGTGAAAAGCCCGTCCACCGGTGTGATCGTGGTCTTCGTGCCGTCAATCGTCGAAGAGAACTTCACCGCCGTATACGTGCCGGCAATCCGGAACATGGCGGTCTCCGCGTACTTCAGGCCGATGGCATAGCCCACGTCGTGGTTGTACAGGTTCCAGCCTGTGGAGACAAAGCTCTGCGGATCGCTCTGGATGATCGTCCCGCGGTTCTCCATCGTGTAGGAGATCACGATCACGTCGCCGCTGATCGGGTCGCCGGTGACCGTCACGCCGTACAGCGCCGGATCCGCGTCCCAGCCGGTGGTATAGGTCAGCGTATAGGTGCCGCTGGCCTGCACGTAGGCCACAAACGTGTCGCGGTCAATCGTCGCGGTGATCGGCGTCTCGCCCTCTTCCCGCGGTGCCGCGTTCACGGTCATGTTCAGCGCTTCCGGCACATAGCCCACGTGGGTCCGGTTGCCCCGGATCTGGCTCATCCATGCGCTTCCCGTATTGATGGACGCCGTCCCGCCGGAGGTCCTCCGCACAAAGGAGCCGACAGAGTTCTGGCTGGCGTTGCTGGTCAGGTTGTCCGCCGTCAGCGCGTGATCCACGTCCACGTTGCCGTCATCGTCCGGCAGCTGGCCGTTCACGGTCTTCACCCGCATGGCAACCGCCTGGGAGATCGGCGTCTCGTCTTCGGAACTGATCGGGATGCTGTCGCCGGTCTTCGCCTGCAGGGTCGCGATGGCGTTAGAGTTGCTGGTGCCGACCGCTTCCACCGCGCCGATCTTCTGCGCCACGCTGACCTGGCTCCCGGCTGCCATCATGATGTCCTCAGCCGTCTCGCTGCCCACGTCGCTGATCGCCTGGGAGATCGTCTTCGCGCCGGCGGCCGTGCTCATCTTGATGTCCGCAGCGGTCTTGCCGTCCACGGCCTCGATGGCGGCCTTCAGCGTGGTCTGATCCGTTCCGCTCATGGGAATGTCGGTACCGTCCACCAGGATCGCGCCCTGGTCGTCCGCGCCCTGGCCGTTCACGGTGATCGCAGCACTCAGCTCGCTCTTGTCCGCCTTCTGCGCCAGCGCGTCGCCCACGGCCTTCGCGTCCGCCGCTTCACCGCTGTTGCTCAGGGTCGCGTCAATCGGGACCGTGATCACCTCAGAATCCTGCACAACCACTGTCACTTCTTCGTTCAGATCGTTTTCAGGTGCCATTTTGCTGTACCTCCTCAATTAAATCTCGCCCAGGATTCCGGTGATTGTCAGCGTGCTCTGGATCTGTGTCCGCACGATGTCGCCCTCGATCATGTGCGGCATCCCCTCCGCCAGCGCGTTCTCGCACCGGCCGGTCGGGATCGTCTCGCTGTCCCACACCGGGGAAACGTCAAACCGCAGCTCCGTGCTGTACGTGCCCGCCGGCCATGTGTCCGTGTCATCGTTGTGGAATTCCACCAGCACCTTGCCGTCGCCCAGGTCGTACTGGTCGTCCAGCCGGTAATACCGCTGCATCACGATCTCGCCCTGGCCGTTCATCACCGTGAACTGCATCCGGTCGTCTTCGGTCCATGCGGCTCCGCTTTCCCGCGTCGCGCCGATCTTGAACGAGCCGGTGTCACCCTGGTGCATCGTGATCGCCATCGTGTCATAGTCAACCTGGAACATTCTCGTCCACCTCCGGGTTCTTTTCTGTATCAAGTTCAGCGTAAGCCGCTTTCATGGCTTCCATCACATCCATCAGGATCCTGATATTCCCCTCTGTCGGCTGAACCACAAGGTTCTGCAGTTCGTCGTATGCCTTGCTCATCTTTTCGAGCAGCTCATCCCGTTCCATGTTTTCCTCCTTATGCCACTACCTGGAAGTAGAATGTGAATGTTTTCCCGCCGAACCGGGCCGTCATGCTCATATATTTGCCTGCAGTGATCCCGCCCTTGCTCAGCTGTCCGAAACTGTACCCGCCGCTGGGCGGTGTGTTGCCGTAGGTCGTAATGCTCGACAGGTTCGTCGGGTTCGGGATGCTGACATCGATCCGCGCCACCCGGTTCGACTCGTCAGAGTTGACCTGGTTGACGTATACGTACCTTGTCCCGTTGGACCAGTTGTCCCCGCGCGTCATGATCAGAGAAATTGATTTGGACTGACCTGTCGCAGCACTTACCGTCACAGTGTTGCTGTTGCCTGTGATGCTCGAGCTCGGCGATGTCGCCCAGGACGGGTCGTACATATGCGCGTCCACGTCGATCCGCGCCACCCGGTTCCTGTCTTCTGAATCTGACTGCGTCACATACACATAACGGCGGCCGTCCGACCAATCCCCGCGGCTCATGTAGATCGGAACCTCTTTGGAAATGTTCGGGCTCCTGCCGGTTGTGGATACCGTCACCGTATTCGAGTTCCCCGTGATGGATGCGCTCGGCTCGTTTGCCCACACCGGGTCAGCCAGCCTGACGCTCTCCCGGCCGTAGTTGTAATCCGCTGCCGCGTTCACGCTGTAATTGAGGCCTGTGTTCGTCCAGCTGGCCCCGCCGTTGGAGGAATACAGGATCGGCCCCGTGTGCTGGTGCGCCGCCTGGCTCCAGGAATCTTCCCCGGCCTTCACCCGGATCTCTTTCGTCTGCTCCTGAGGCACTGCCGTCACCGAGATCCGCCCTGCAGACGCGGACGTCCTCCAGCTGGTAACGGCCCTGCTAAAAGTCCCGATCTGCTGGATCGTGCCGGAGTTGTACTGCTTTTTCAGCGTATAGACATTGTTTACCGGACCGCTCAGCGTCACGTCCTTCAGCGAGTTGTCAATCTTCTTTGTGTTGTCTGAGATCTTCGTCGAATTCTTCTTCGAGGTGGTCGCCCGGCTCCGTCCGCCGGACTTCGCCTGCTTCGCCTGCCTTTTGATGATGGCCGTGGCCTCGTCCTTCACGTTCGCCAGCTGGATCTGGACGTTGGTCCTGTCATTTTCCTTGTCGTTCCATTTCAGGCTCACAATCTGCTGGATGATCGTCTTCCCCTCATCCGGCAGCACGATCCGGCAGCTGGCGCCCAGCTGCAGCCTGTCCAGGTCTTCTCCGGTGATCCCGCTCAGGTCCCGGGCGTTCACGGTGATCGTCAGCACCGGCTCGCAGTATTTGTCCAGCTCCTCCTGGGCCCACTTCCGCAGGCTCGCTTCCGTGGCCATGCTCTCGTTGGTCTCCGTGTGATCAATGAGCCCGTAGACCGTCTGGTTCTTCTGCAGGTACTGCTCGCTCAGCCGCAGGTCTTCTTTCCCGATCGGGAAGATCCGGGTGTACATCCGGCTCCGGTCCTCGGAAATCTGCAGGCTCTGCATATTCCGGCTCAGCCGCAGCTCGCAGGCGACATCCTCCGGCGGCTCCGTGATCGAAAGCGCCCCGCTCTGCCCGCCGGCGTCAAAGGAATAGCTCCACCAGGGCCTGTGCATCGTGCTCGATACGGTTTCCAGGATGCTGTACACATCGTCGCTGTTGAATTCATACGCGGCGCTGACCAGGCTCGTGAGCCCGCCCAGGCGCCAGGCGAACTTCAGTTCCCCGCCGATGCCCACATCAGGGTATTGCTTGTTCAGCGCGTACTGGATCATCTGCTGGTTGGAGCACTCCGTCGCGCTGCTGTTCCCGGTCACCACCGCCGGCGTGATCTCGCCGAAAGCGATGAAATCCTTCAGGCTGCAGATCGCGTGCTCACAGTTCACCGTGCGCGTCTTGTTCACGTAGTCCCGGCTGATGCTCTTCACCCGCCAGACAATGCCCGCGCCCGGGTCTTTAAGATCCTGCAGCAGGTCGCCGATGGAGATCTCCGGCGCGTCCGGCCCGACCGTGATCGTGGCCGTGCTTGAGCGCTCCGTCAGGTTCAGCTGGAACTTCTCCGCCTTGAACAGCCCGCCGACGCCTTCAACGTTAACGCCGTCAATGACTGCGCCCGTATCGACAATCAGTCTGATCATAAATACCGACCCCTTACGCTCGCCGTCACCTTCACGGCGCGGTCCGCTCCGAATGTGATCCTGTTCGACCCGGGCGATACCACCAGGTCATCCGCGCCCGTCCTGAACGCCAGCAGGGAGCGCACGCCGTCCGTAATCTTCAGGTAGGTTTCCATGCCGTCGTTCGGATGAGCGATCCGGATCGTCCTGCCGGCCGCGATCTGTGTCCCGCTGATCCGGATCTCCTGCCCGGCGACATTCACCCAGACGTTCCGGTTGTTCGTTCCGCTCATGTTCTGGATGTCCACGTCCACTACGGTTTTCGTGTTTCCGGGCACGTCCAGCCACAGCGTCCCGCCGGTGGTCACGCCGGAGGAAACGCTGGTCGCCACCGCGTCCTCCCAGTAGGGCACGCTCATCGCCTGGAAGCCCAGCTCAAACTCGTCCGTCCAGTTGTACATCTCCCCGCCGCCCGGCGCCCGGTTCAGGAATACCACAAGCCGCCTGTCCGGCCGGTGCCCCACGGTGAGGTTCCCGCCGTTGGCCGCCCAGCCGTTGATCTTCTCCAGCAGCAGCGCACGCTCCGCCATCTCGTCCTTGCGGATGTTCATCAGGAACTTCACCGCAACGTCCAGCGAGTCACGCTTTTTCCGCGTCACCCGCTTGCCGTCCGCGTTCACCGTTTCCACGGAGCTGACGGAAACCGCGCCGGTGCCTTCCTCAATGCCGGAGATCACGATCCGCTCGTCCAGCTCGTCCAGCTGTACACCTCCCAGCGCCACGCGCCTGCGTAGAATCATATCCGCTCACCTCAATAAAGATTTGCCGCCAGTGCTTCGTCCACATAATCAGACACAACCCGCCCGACGACCTCGCCGTCCATCTGGACCGTCATGTTTTTCATGGATTCGCCCAGCCACCTCG